ATTGCCACGTAATACATCTGTAGCAAGCCCTGTAATATCTCTGAGAGCCGTCTTCTTAAGGTCTGCATTTTTAAAGGTGTCTCTAGCTCTGTATGCATCTAAGGCGGCACTTAAAAAATTACCATCTGCAATCTTGTCGCCAATACCGCCAATAGTATTAAAGACACCACCTTTGCCTATAATAGTGTCTCTTCCTCCCAGTGTCTGCAGTGGACTAGGTGTTGTATCGTAGTGTATTATACCAAATCCTCTTACTTGATCGCTCGTCACTACACCTTCTCCTAGGTATCTTATTTGCTCTGGCATCACAGTCATTTTACTAGACATAAATGCATCACCTGAATAATCGTGATTGCCGTGTTGAAAACTTGTTATTATAGGATTCTCAACAACATAATGAGTAAATGTCTTTTGGCTTAGACTGTACACATTAATTCTAGCAATAAAGTTACCTTGTACATCACCTTTTTGGCTATATCCCCATTGGTCAGTTGTTCTATTTCCGTACGTGCTTAAGTTAGGATCATATACAGGGTTCTCATGATCTGCATCTCTGTAATTGTGTTTGAGGTAAAGTTCGTGGAATTGTTTTACTACATTTATTGTATCATCGTGAAACTCTATTGTAATAGGTTCGTAGTTAACTTTTGTCTGAATGTTTACTTTTCTGTTATAAGCATGTAACTGTTCAGTGTCGTAGGTAAAGCCAGGTAATGTGACATTTTTTGCTAACATGCCTAACTCAATACTTTGCTCGTTGCTTAACGGATTAAACTGAGGATTAAGTTCTATGTTTACATGAAATAACGAACCATGTTTTGGAGCAAGAGCATAATTGTTGTCCAAAAACATACGCTGTGCATGTTTAAAGTCTTTAATATAATCTGCTGTTGTAGCAGTATCTGCTAGATTCTTAACCTGTTTGCCAAGACTGTCAGTGATGTCTATCCCAGTACCTGCTTTTATGGCAGAACTGGCGGCACCTAAGCCTTTCTGAAACACACCTGATAATAAATTTGCCATACTATTATTTATCCATAAAAAAAGCAGGGTTTTTATATGCCCTGCTTAGTTTATACTACTGTGTTACTACGATTAACCTGTAATTGTTTGACCTACTGTTCTACCAACTGTAGTACCAAGACCTGTTCCAAGTGGTGTTTGCACTGCATTGTCAAAACTAATTGACATTTGTAATGTAACTGGCTCATCACTGCCATAGCTTACTTCACCGTATGCTACGCTAGTTAAGAAACAACCATATAGTTCCCATGTTTCTAATGTTGTTGGAGCAAATGCACCGTTACCACCGTCTAATATTTCACATCTTGTAATAAACTTGTAGTCGATACCTGATGCCGCACTAGACTGTTCCATAAAGTCATATTGCTTTTGCATCTGTTCACCAACTAGTTTGGAAACATTACCTTGGGCATCATCACGCAAGTTAACTTGGGTTGCTTCCCATTCAGGCTTACCTGCTAAGTAAACTCTAGAGTTATAAATTGGAATTTCCATTCTGTTTTGTGAAACACTTGGTCTCATAAAATCTATAACTTGCTTTGTTAATTCACTACGTGGAGTAGTAATACCAAAGTTTTCAAAGCTCACTCTAAAGCGATACTTTAACTTTGGCATCAACAAACCTTGTGTGCTTGCTGACTGGTCACTAGCTAAAGGTACCGTAAATTTGTTTAAACTTGATACTGCCATTTCTTGTCTCCTTGTTAGTAGTATTTATAGTATACTACTTGCATAAATGAGAGCCTAGTGGCTCTCATAATATGCGTACTTTATTATACACTAGTTCCTGCGATTTCACCTGTGTTCTTTAATCTAATTGGAACAAAGATAAATTCAGCTGCCTTAACTGGTTCAATAGCAACGTCTACATATAGTTCGTTTCTATCAATCCTAACTGGTGTGTTGTTTGTTTCATCACATACAACAACATAGTCATTTAAGGCTCGCTTTGCAACTAGGTCATTACATAACTGCTCGACGATCTGCTTAATCTCGTCTCTGGTCAACTTGTCATTAGGCTCAAACACAAATGGTTTTGCTAATGTGTCTAAGTTAGTTCTCATATACACAACAAGTCTTGCAACGTTAATCCTGTCAAGTGAACTTGGTGCATTTGGATCACGTGTCTTTTGACCATACACTGTTAAACCAATACCTGGAAGGAATGTAATAGGGTTAATCTTGTTCTCATAAAGACTGTCTCTTACACCTTCTGTTAACCCTGCTAAGACAAATTCGCCAGTTGCGGCATTAACATATCCTAACTGAGTAGCATTGTCAACTAAACCTCGCTTAGTACCTGCTGGTGCAAACCAAGGGAAACTAACATCGTCACTTCTAACTATTGTACGTAATGCCATGTGACTTGGAGGAACAACAATTGTGCTTCCAGTTAAGTCAGTACTCTGTGCTGATGGATAGTATAAACCAACATACGGATCAGTTGTAGTTGCGCCTATTCCTAACCATGCACCAGTGTTGTTATTATAGTTACTAATTTCCGTAGCACTAGGTGCTAATCTAAACGGCGTGTCAGCAACTATAAATGCAGTGTTGCGTCTGTCATTGTTTAGACTTACCATATTAGCAGTTAACTCCTCATAACCAGGAGCGGCTATAATATTGTATACATTTTGCTCTTCTCTAATTTCTGTATTACTGTCTAGTGCTGACTTCATAGCGGCTACAACAACTTGTCTAACTGCTTTTCTACCCATGTAAGGTGAACCGTCTGACTTATTGCCTGCCTTGTTTACCCATGCATCTTTAATTGTTGGTAAACTGCCTGAGAAATCATCTGCATTAAAGTAGTCGTTCTTAAACTCTTTAACATTGTACCCACTTCTACGTGTGTTGAACAACAATGTTCCTCTTGGATAAAGTGCGGCACTTGGAACATCTAAGTCTGTATAGTTAGATGTCAGTAAATCTGTTGTTAACGGTAAATCACCGGTAATAGGATTTGTTGTACCGTCTGTATCCCATCTTGCATCAGCAAATAAAATACCGTTTTCAGATGTTTGATCAGTGTTGTCTATTAAAGTCCATTCTGCATCAGTAGCATCGTATCTGTAAAGTGCTGGATAATTCTCTAAATTACTTGTGTTAATCCAAAGATCGCCACTTACAAGAGCTGTACTATCGCTCTGTGTTGTAGGCTCACTAGCGGCAACAATAACTCCTTCTGGATCAGTAGCAGTTAAGTCATAGCCTCTTGCATCAGCGGCTAATGTCTGGTAACCTTTCCAGTTAGTACCATCATGTATCATAATGTCTACATCATCTACTGCGTTATAGTACCAAAGTGTACCTGTTACAGGGTCTGCATTTGGTGTTGTTAGACTTGCTGTATAAGTTAAAGGTATCCAGTTACTTACTATTAAATCTGAATCGTTACCTGCTCTCACATTGCTTAATGATGTAGTGATGCCAGCAGTTGTAAGAGGGGTACCTGATGTGTTCTTTAACACAATAACACCACCGCCTGTGTGTTCAATAACAATTTTACCTGCGCTGTTAACACTAGCAGTAATCTGTGATAGACCTAATGCTAAAAGATCACTAACTAGGCCGGCTGCATCAGTGCCACTTAATGTAACTGTCTGAGCAGTGCTTAGTGTTTCACTGTTAGGGACACTCTGCTGAATAGTAAATGTGTTACCACCAGTTAACACAGGATTTGCAACGCTTCCTGTAACTGTTGTGTTACCTGTTGCTGTACGCTTATATAACTTGTATGTTGCGGAATCGTCTTCTAAAACATCATACTGCACATAAACACTACCTGCTCCAATATTTTTACCACCACCAGTAGCATCTAAAGTTTTATTTGCTGACTGGTCATTCTCGTACACAGGTGCACTTACTGCTGAAAATGCGTCAGTTGTGCTAGAGTATATACTAACATCAAAACTTGCACCAACGTTTGCAGTAGTAGTTTTAATCCATACGCTTCCTGTTGGTCTAGGAGCTGAATCATTTGTTTTCCAAGTGGGTACACTTGTGTGAGCCGCTTGAGCTAATGCAGGTCTGTAGTAAGTACCAGCTGTGATGCCCAAATCAGCTAATGGTGTTCCTGAACTATTGCTTATAACAATCGCTCCATCTGCTGTACTGCCGTCAGATGTTGCTGTACTGTCTGCGAATATAGTTAACAGTCCACTTGCATCGTATGCTGTAATACCTGTAATACTTGCAGTATTAATGTCTGATACTAAACTTGCAACTGTTGTTCCTGTTAATGTTACTGTAGAACCATTAATAATAATGGCTTCACTGCTTGTTAGTGTTGGGTTAGAAGTTGTTGCTATAACAGTTCCGTGCGAATTCTGCCAGCTTGTGCTTCCTACTAGTACCCAACTATTGTCATACTTCTTATAGTAAACTGGGTTATTAGTATTAGTTGTAACTACTACGTAGTCACCAATATTACCAATACTTGTTTTAGGTACACCACCTGTTAGGTCTGATGTACTTGTTATAGCAGTAGGCACTTTGTTGGTAAATGCTTGTGTAGCACTGTTCCATTCAAAAATGCCCCAAAGTGTGTCTGATAAATCTAACCAATAAGTTCCATTAGCAGGGCTTCCAGTAGGACGTACTGTAGTACCAACTAATTCGGCTGTATTTACATCTGCTCTAATCATATAAACTCTATTAGATACGCCAAGTAAACTATATGCTGTCATTAGTCCATACTCATTAATGTCATAACCATGAATAGGAGTTCCTGAACTCGTCTTATAGAATGTTGGGGTACCAAATAGGCTTGTAAGTTCCCTCTGGCTAGTTGCGGCTACCAACTTGCCTGCATTTGCGGCTGTAGTTGCTGTAGCTGTTGTGCTAGAAGGATTCAATTTGTCCTGTGCTGTCGCTAATACAATTAAAGGGATAGATCCCAATTGATTAGGCGCATAGTTACTTTCATCAGTAACTGTTACTTCTACTCCAGGTGAAATTAATGCCATCGTAGTATTCCTCAATATGTTAATTATTAGTATTTATAGAATATGTGTAAAACGGTCCTTGTTAGTCGCCCTTTTAAAGGTATCTATTAAATAAGAGTATGCAACGTAGAATATGTCCAGCCTGTAGCAAGAATCAAGTAGCAGTAAACTACAAAAAACAGGGTAAAATTTACTATCGTTCTAGATGTGATACATGTATAAGACGTGACAGAAAAGATCCTGATAAAATACCTGCATGGCATCAGGCAGGATATAAGAAAAAGAGTAGTTGTGAGAAATGCGGATTTCAGGCAAAGACCAAAGCACAGATTATGGTTTGGCATGTAGACGGTGACTTAGGCAATAATAATAAGAGTAATTTAATTAGTGTATGCTTAAATTGCGGTGCTGAGATCAGTATGATGAAACTAGGCTGGCGACCTAGTGGGATCGTACCAGACTTTTAGTTACTTCGTACAACTCATCAATACTACCGTTGTTTAGCACAGTATAATCAAAGTCTGTACCGGCCCAAGCCCATTCGCTAATATGCACCTTGTGGTTGTTGTGCATAAGATCCAGTGCTTGAGTGTCACCGGTATTGGCAGTTACTGCCGTATCGTACCATGCAGGATCCTCCCCACGTTTAACACGAAGAACCTTGCCTCCCAAGTCTTTAATCATTTTAACTTCGTTAGGAAACCTACAGTCTGTAATTACAGAATTGTCGTTGCTTTTACGTATTTTGTTTTCTAAACTAGCAATCCAGGTATCATTATGGAAGCTCTTACGTACAACCTCAGTGCCCCACTGCTGTAATACATAGCGAGGTGTTAGGTTAGGTATGTTTAGTCTTTGTGCCCACCATTCGTCAACTTCTTCACGCCATTGGCGAGCAGTTGTTGTGCGTCCCTCCAGAAGATCTCTATCCCAACCAAATATTGTACTAACAGCATCCTTAAGTGTGTTAGCAAAACTGTCACGTCTGTAACCATGAAAATTTACCAAGTAGTCTGCAATCGTGTCCTTACCTGAACCGATAAGTCCCACTATGCCTATAATTTGTTTTTGCATTTAGTTATTATAAACTAAAGTTGCGTTAAAGTCTAGCCTGTAACCCACCACATTGGCTGAGTTCCAGTTACATTGTTTTGCAGTTCAAGTTCTAATGTTTGCATTTCCTGTGCGGCTTCACCTTTAAGGCTTGCTCCGTTTAAACTTGTGCCACCTTGTGGGCCTGCTATAGTAGCAAACTTTTCTCTTGCTTCACCTAACATATGCTTTGCAAGTGACAGTGAGTAATCCTGTATCCAGGGAAAAATCATATGGTCATTAAGAATAGTAACATCTGGTTTAAAGTTATAGCACCAAAGTAATACATCCTCACCGTCTTGTGGAATCTTACGCACAATTGTAAGTTTCTTTGTGCTTCTGTCGAATGTAAAGTTTATAAAGCCACCAAACATCTTCATTGCTAATTCTTGGTATTGTGTAAACAACTCATAGTTTAACAAACCGCCAACTCTACCAGCAACTAGCATATAGGTGTTTAAGTAACCACTAGCAAAAGGCTCAAATTGGCTAGCAGTAGTACCTGTTACACTACCAATACCACGTCTAAACACTTGTCGTACTTCTTGCACTTCACTAGGCAACGTGTACTCTTGTTGCTCTTTGTTAAGACTTAAGAAAGCATAACTTTCTTCTTGAGAGTTTTCTGCTCTCTGTCTATATCGTGTTAATGACCTATTAATAGCAAGGTCATAGTGCTCTTTATCAAGTTCTACATCAACCATTTGTCCGCCTAAACGTAGGTTAATGTATTCCTCTATTTCTTGTCGCTTTTCAATGAGTGTGGCCATTTTTTAATCCTGTTACATGTATTTATTGTACATGCAACAGAATCGTATCTGAGTTTAGTCTTCCATTTAGAGCAATCTCCACACTCTTGATACCGTCTAAGAACTTGCGCTTGTTTCCTTTACTACTACCCATAAAGTCTGGTAGTTGTCTCTCAGGTTTACGTAGAGTCTTCTGCGTACTTAAGTTAGTATCGTAGCCTACTATTGTAGTGCCTTTTATACTTAATGTAGCCATATGACTATCAGCAACATACCTACCCAGTTTACGAGTTTTAACGTTAAACACATAAAGTTCTATTGCACCTATGATAGTTACAGGATCTACACTTGCAACTTTGTACTGTGTATTATCTTTGGCATACTTAACCTTGCTGACAAGTTTCTGCTTGTTGGGTGCTTTTTTAACTCTAGCAACCTTAACTGCTTTCTTAGTTTTAGCGTATGCATCTATATCTGCCAGTATTCCCTCCACAAAAGCGAAATACTTTTTGTAATCCTTTGCTTGCCAATGACCATACGCCTCCTTAAGATCCTCACAAGTGCCTGCTTTGGCTTCTTGCCATTCTGCTAAACGTTCTATAAACGGTTGTGCAATGCCCTTAAGCATGTTTTGTGGGACATTTTCCTTCTTTAGATAGGCAAATGTTTTTGGATCTACCTTACCCACTGTGGATAACAAATCCTGCTGTTCTTCAAAGTGTCCGATATGTTCGTTAATTTTAAGTTTAATTCTATCTTGAATAGTTAACTCAGGAGTTGCAGACTTTTTTACAGACTCAGAAACTACAACAGGAACATTGCCACACTTAGTAAAATACTTGCGGATTTCAGATTGCATCCATTCTACTTCTTTGGCATTAAACACCCAACCATCAGACCATGCTTTGCCTAATTTACCTAGTGTACCAGGAAACCAACCATCTGGCCCAGCGATAAGCCTAGCTGGATCTTTCGCTTCCCAATCTCCTGTACTTTGCATCCATTTTGCCACATGCTTCTTAAGTTCTTTTATACCATATGTATAACCATAGTGATTTAAGAACTTAGATACTTGACTCTCACGCTCTGATGGTGTTAGTTTACTAATCTTGTCAGCATCAAACTTAAGTTTGCTTAATTTAGGTAACTCGATTTTTGCTTTTGCCTTTGCCATAGTATCCTCACTGTTTTTATTAGTTATCAATTAGTATACAACCAGTCCGACCAGTTGTCAATCAGCTAAATATAGCAATAAGGACCTAAGTTGTGCCTAGACTGAGTTTATGGAAAGACGGTAAGCATACCGCAGACTACAAATTTTTTGATCAACGTATTAATGAGATGTTCACCATTGGTGGAGTAGGCATTAACGTACACAAATATCTAGGCCCAAATGCGGCTAGTGGAGAGACTGGTGACCTAGCAGATGCCACACAACCAAACTACACAAACCAAAGTGAGAAAAACATACAGGACTTCCTGTTCTTAGAGAACAGAGACCGGAAGTATGATACCAGCATTTACAATATGCGTGGTGTATATCAACCACAATCGCAAGATTTTGACCTATCACAGTTTGGACTGTTAAATGCTAATGATACTCTGTACATAGTTTTTCATCACAACGAAATGGTGGACATATTAGGTCGTAAGATTATGAACGGTGACGTTCTAGAATTACAAAATCTAATAGACTATGAACCACTTGATGACGACCTACCAGCGACACTAAAACGCTACTATGTTGTGTCTGACGCAACAAGAGCGAGTGAAGGTTTCAGTGCCAGTTGGTGGAGCCATCTGTGGCGTGTTAAAGTTACCCCACTAGTAGACAGTCAAGAATACAAAGACATCATTAATAAGATTAATGGTAGCACGGATGAGGAATACAATCCAGAAGGCACCGACACAAGTC